CGCATAATGGACCGGCTTATGTTGAGCGGCCTGTGGACACTGCCCACGGCACCACGGGTCGCGTAACATAGGCCGCATTATGCGAACGCCCATTCCGCTCTCTGAGCGCGCTATACGCGACGCCAAAGCCTATACCGGCAACCCTGACCCCTCTGACGCCGTCGAGCGCCTTGTGGACTCCTATGGTGGCCTGCTGGCCGATCTTCGCCAGCTTCGCTCTCGCCTTGGTGATTTTGACTCTGAATCTGCTGAATTAGACGCTTTGGTCGAGCGCCTTCGGAGCATCGCCAGGGCAATTGACCAGCTTTAAACTGGTACCTTTCTCGCGCTCCTCGATCTGCTGCAGATGATCACTTTGGTACCAAAACCCTTGCTCGCGTCGATAAAAATGGTACCATTACGACGTCCCGGGTTTTCACCTGGTTAACTAGAAAGGTACCATTATGCTTGTCAAGATTCTCGATGCTGATGACGATCTTGTCGATCGCCTTAAGTTTGTGACTGGCTGTGCGACTGCCTCAAAGGCCTTCGTTTTTGCTGCTACAGCGTACCTTGGCCAGCTCGAAACCGGCGCCCGCCAGCGCGACAAAATAGCCAGGCTCGAGGCTCGCCTTGCCATTGCTGAGCAGACCATTCAGCGCGCCAGATCCGCCGCCGCCTTGCTTCTCGAAAAAACCTCTCAAGGGGATCTGCTTGATGATTGCTGACCTTGTGATTGTTCTCCAGGCAGCCGGCACTTTCTGTTCCCTGGCTGTGTTGCTCGGCCTTATCTTGGCCTTTTGTGCCATGGTCTGGTTCGATCGCTGACCTTTATTGGTACCAATCTTGTCGCCGGCACCGCGGCCCTGGGCGATTTTATGGCACCATTTTCTCTCGCATGGTCAAGGGCCGCGACCCCGGCTCGTCGTGACACGCTTCACCGTCGCGATGAACGGAGTCCCGGAGCGCAGCGCCCCTTTACCACACCTCGACACCTTTAACCTCCGCAAGGGTGCCTGGATGTGCTTTACCGTCCAGGCTCCCGCCGCTCAAGCAAAGGGCTTGCCGCCGGAGGCGCTCTTGATCTTGCTTTTCAGCTGTTCGGCTTTGGCGATTGCCGGCCGGGCAGGGTGGGGGTGCTGTTACACCCCCACTTTACCGCAAAATACTGCGGTCACTTTTACTTGAGCGTCTCTTGCTCAAAACCGAACAGGACGCCTTTCAGGGCGATCCTTGCCTGATTCCTGATTTCCCCGGGAAGCGCATCAAATCGCTTTAAAATGGGCCTCAGATCCTCTGATACCGTCATTTCATCCTCATTCATCAGCAGTTCATCTGTTGTCACTGCCAGCACTTTCGCTATGTCCACCACCTTGTCTGCAGACGGCATTTGAGCCCCTGATTCATACGCCGTGTAGCTTGATTTTCCGATGCCCGCCGGCCCCCAAACCTGCGGCTGCGTCAGTCCTTTGGCCTTCCTGAGCCGCTTCAGGTTCTCGCTGAAAATCATCGTGCGTTCGCTATGGCTTCTCATGGTTGCCAGATCGTAAATACTGTTCACCCGTACAGTTCCGTTATTCCGGTATTTATCTGCTTGCATCGTGGCATGCTCCTTGGTTAGCATACCGGCATTCGGTTGCCGTTATTCCGGTATTGACAGGGATTTTTCATGTTCATCGATTGGTTGACAGTCTCCCAGGTGTTTGATTTCGACTTGCCGGTGATTTCGGACACTGCTTTTCTTGCTGTCGATACCGCTACCCACGAGATCCTCAGCACGTCTTATCGCTCTACTAAATATGAGGGTAGCTACAGTTCGACCCTCAAGATCAAAATCAACGGACGGAAGATCACTGTCGATGGCAACCCCTCTAGAATCAATCGTGAAGACAACCTGTTCGGCTTCGAAACCGTTGCGGAATGTATCTCGGTCTACAACGGGGTCCTTCTCGCTCTCGGTCTTCCTGCTTTCACCCGCTGCACGCGGATTGAAATTCGCGATGGCCAGTCAGGCGGGAAGGCTGGCGATGTCTGGACTGACGGTTGTTGCATCCACCGCATCGATCTGACAACAAATGTTGCAGTAGGTGCTGGTAATGAAATGTCTTATGTTCGAGCGTTGGCTACCCAGCGCATCGGACACTCTGTTGGCTTTCTTTATCCCAATGGGATGACTGTTGATTGGACAACATCCGGTCACGGAAAAGGTGCACGCCTTCAGTATCGTAAGGCCTATGTTAAGTATCACGATTTAATCACCAAGCATCTGCCGAAAGTTATGGCTAAGTTTGGTGAGTCTTCTGATGAGTACCGTTACGCGCAGCGTCTTTACGATTACTGTAAGGAGGAGGGCATTGTACGGTTTGAACAAGAACTCAAAGATGAATTCTTGAAGAAGAAAGGTTTAAGTTTCTGGGGCCTCTTTGATGAAGGCACTTACTCCCAGCTCCACCGCGAGTTCCTTGATATAGATCAGCGCCTTAAGGTGACTAAAATGGATCAGGCCAGTATTGCGCAGCAGTTGCTGCTTGAGAAAATCGTTGACACTCCACGTCAAGCTAACACCACGGCTTATTACGCTTATCTTTGGATGAACCAGCAAGAGCTTATTATGTCTCAACGTTCTTTCGAGACTCACGCTGCTCGCCTGAATCGTATTGGTATCAACATTCGCAACGTTTGCGACATTAAATCTTTCTCGGGCGTATTTATCCGGGAAATGCGTGAGATTAATCCTTCCAAGTCTGTTGAGCCTCCACGCTTTTATCGCAAGGCAACTCACCTGAGGGCTGTCGCATGATTTATGACTCTCTCCAAGGTACGCGACTTTCCCCTGGTCAACGTGCTCGTCTCGAGCAAGAGCGCCATATGCGCTCTTTCCTCAACCCTGTTCTTGCTGAACAAGTTGCCGAAACCCTTAAAGCTCTTGAGGTCCGAAAAGAGCAGGGCGCTAAACCCGAAAAACTCTGGGTTCTTGTATCCGAATCCCGTGGCACAACCTGCATCGCTGAATGGATGGGGTTCTAATTCGCCCATATGGGCATAACCGATTGCACACGATGCAGTCGCCATAAATGTAGAGGGCTTTAAAATGTCGCTAGGTGTAATGTTGGTTGAAGTTACTGGTAACTGCCGTGAGGGTACTGCTGCTAAGTCCGGTCAGCCCTACTGCATGTTTGAGGCGTTTGTGCATCTTCCGAACGTTCCTTACCCCCAGAAAACTTCGTTCTATGCGAAGGCCCGTAATGAAGTCCCACAAGTTGGCACTTATGAGGTCGACGTTCTTGCTGACGTTCGTGATGGTCGGGTTGAATTTACCTTTGACCCTCGTCAGGGCCGTCGTACTTCGCTGCCCCCTCTTAGCGAAGCTCCCAAGGTCGCAAGGGCTTAATCATGGTCTGCCTAGATCGTGTCTTCTGCAACTTCTGCGGCTGTTACATCGGTCAGGTGTTCTATCAGCCTGCTGAGGCCCCTGATTTGCTCCACGACCTGGGCGCCGGGCTTAACTTCACTGTTTGCCCTGATTGTCTTCATGCGGCTTCTGTCGCCCCTGTAGTACCCGCGCTTCCGGCTCCTGTCGTGATCGCTTTAGTAGGTGCTTAATAAGTGGCTACCCAGTCTGTGCTTGTTTGCCAAACTTTCTCGTCGGGGAGCTGTAGCTCACAGGTTTGGGTGGACGCTTATGTAGTAACCCCGGATCAGGAGGCGCAATTGAACCTCCTTTCGTCCGGTGGCTTTGACAGCGATACATTCGCCACTTTCTTTGAAGGGACTTTGGCGTTGTTCGCTGTTGGTTTTACCGTTGGAATCATCATTTCTCAAATACGCAAAGTGCGTCGGAGTTAAAACTATGAAAAAGCTCGCTCGTAAGTTCTTGTCCGTTCCCTCGTTCCGTTCCGTCGCCGTTCTCGCCGCCGGTGGTTCGACTCTTCTCGCTGCTGTGAGTTCCCAGGCTGCAGACGATCTGTCGACTTCCGCCGTCGCTGCGATCACTTCTGCGCAGACTTCAGGCACTACTACCGGCGCTGCCGTTGTGGCCTGCGTAGCTGGCCTTGCCGTTGTCGGCATCATCATTGCTGTTATCCGCAAGGTCTGATCATCCTTGATTTGGTCAGCGCTGGCCGGAGTTCTCATGGCCAGCGCACTGGTATCTGGTATCCGGTGCGCTGAGTATCTCTGATCCACAGCCCCCGGAAACGGGGGCTTTTTATGCGTTTCCTGAAACTGTTTTTTGTTCTCACTTTTGCGTCTTACTCTTCCGTTAGTTCGGCGTCCCTTCTTTGGGGTGCTGGTGGTATCGGTTATACATTTCCAAATGCTAGTTCCGCTTGCACCGCGCTATTTAAGTACGTTGGCTATTCCGCCACTGACACTAGTGTCACTGTTACTAAAACTGACTCTGGTGCTGCTGCGCAATGTAATGGTACTGGCACTCGGGATGATGGTTCTACTTATTCGATTCTTGGTATTTCCGTTAGTGCCACTGGCAGTTGTGATACTGGCACTACTTTTAACGCTACTACTGGCGCCTGTGATTCGGCCAATAAATGTGCCGCTGCCGCAGGTGCTACCGCGAAATCCTATCGTATTGCCATGACTTCGGGCGCCAATCCCCCTTCAACCATTTCCGTTAATGGTTGCGAGGCTACTTTTTCTGGCGTCATGCTTTGTAAAAATACGACTTCCGGCAAATATGTTTGTACCGGTGATGCAACTATTACCGGTAACGAGCTCGCCGCTAATTCCAATATCACTTCTTCTGAGTGTACCTCTGACACTTGCCATACTGGCGAGCCTACTACTACCAGTTCCAATCAGGATTGTGTTTACGCTACTGATGGTGGCAAGGCTACCTGTACCGCCAAGTCTTCTGTCTCCAATCCCGGTACCACTTCCTGCGGCACCGTCGACACTGGGTCTGGTGCTACCTGGACTTGTGTTGAAAACCCTAAGTCCACTTCCACCGATAGCGTTCTTTATTCGGAGAAAACCGATGTTTCTAACACTGATGGCACTGTCTCCACTACAAAAGATAACACTCTCACTATCGTTAAGTGCAATGGTGTTAACACTTGTACAAGTACGACTACCACGTCGAGCGGAACGACCACCTCTACCAGCTCAGGAACGGTTGTTTCTAATAGTTCTACTTGTTCTGGCAGCAATTGTACTTCTTCAGGTTCCACTCAGGCTGCTTCCGACGCCGCCTCTGATGACTCCGGACAATCTGTTCCCACTCTCACAAAGTTAGCTGCTGGCACTACTTCTGACTTTTCTGGCGAGGCTGACAAATGGGATGCTAAAACTGAGCAGGCCCGCCTTCAAATTCAGGATTTGATCGGACAGATGAAAACTAAGTTCGCCCTTGGTGTGACTCTTAGCTCTTCTGGCGGGAAGCTATTTTGTCCTCAGCCTGTCACTATCCCTGTTCTTAACGTTCAGCTGTCGTTTTGCCTTGATCAGTACGCCGATTCTCTTTCTTGGATTGGTGCGGCCATTTATGTTGCTTGCGCCTTGGTGGCTTTGTTTATTATTTACGGGTGATTGAATGGACATTTCTTGGATTGCAACTTGGTTCAATGCCGTTACGGGTTTTTTTCAAGCTTGTTGGGATTTTCTAACCACTGGCGTTTATACGCTTCTTAAGGATTTTCTTGCGGTTGCCATTGAGGCATACATTTACTCCTTTGTTAAGTTCAAGCTGTTCTGCTTGCAACTCGCTTTCGATGTTGTTAATCAGATTGCTAGTGACACTGGCGCTGCTGCTCTTTTGCAGTCCGCCTGGAGCAGTTTGTCTGCTGATGTTCAGTCTACGTTGACGTTTTTTTCCGTCCCTCAGGGCTTGACTCTTATTCTTGCTGCTATCCCGACAAAGCTCGTTCTTCGTATTGTTCCGGGTATGGGGTCCTAATATGGCTATTAAGATCCACCATGGTCCAAACGGTTCCTACAAGACTTCAGGTGCCGTTTGGGATGACGCCGTGCCTGCTGCTAGGGCAGGGCGGTTGATTATCACCAACATCCGTGGCATGTCGCGTGAGCGGTTTGAGCACCTGTTTGATGATCTCCCTTCTTCGTTTGACCTCATGCATATTGATCATGAGTCTGAGCAGGGCATGGAGAAAATTCGTACTTGGTTCCAATGGGCTCCCCGTGACGCTTTCATGATATTTGATGAGGCGCAGACTCTTTTCCCCCAAAAATGGAACGCCAAGTATCTTGAGCGTTTTGATTTTCCGGGTGGTCCTGATGCTGCAAAGCTTAAAGACCTCCCTATGAACTGGCTTGATGCCTGGACGCGTCACCGTCACTTTAACTGGGACATTGTCCTTACCACCCCGAATATCAAGTACGTCCATGACGATATTCGCGGCACCTCCGAGGCCGCTTATCAACACTCTAATCTTGCGCTCCTAGGTAAGTGGATGAAAAAGATTGTTGGTAAGGACTATAAGGAGGCTATGCATAGCGCTCAGGAAAACAAGGCGCCGACCGATGGTTCTAATATTGTTACTCTTCGCAAAATTGATAAGAGGGTATTTCAGCTCTATGACTCAACTGCAACCGGACTCCACCGGGACACCATGGCGGGCAAAAACATCCTCGGGTCGCCTCGCATCCTTGCGCTCGTCGGGATGGTTTTTGCTATTTTTGGCTACGTGTATTGGTCTAATGGTTCAGCTGCGTTCAGCAATCCGCTGGCTGTTAAACCTGCTTCAACCAGTCCTCAAGTTCATCAGGGCTCTATTCCTCAAAATCCTTCTCAAAGTGCTGATATGGCTTCTCATGGCGTATCTGCTCAGCAAGCTCATGCATCTGATGGCCCATCTTTAGATCCTTTCGACGGTTATGTAATTACTGTTGAGGGCAGTCTCTGGAACGAAAAGAAGGGCATCAGTTTCATGTTCAAGATGACTAAGGATGGCCATCAGTTTTCTCAGACGTCTAAAGACCTGACTTTGGCTGGTTACTCTATTTTCGCTCGTGGTACTTGCGCGGCTGAGCTGGTGTACAAAGGTGTGCATCGCACCGTTGCTTGCATCGGTGAGTTAGTGGCCAGCGCCGGAGGCGAGAAGCGGCTCGGTGCAGAGCGCCGAGCCGACGAAGCTGGCCAATCCTCTAAATCTTCTGGTCCGTTGGAGCCGGTTGTAGTAAGCGATTCCGCCCGTGAAGTGCCTTTGGCAGTCGCTTCTTATAACTCAACTAAATAGTCGTTTAGTTGAGCTATAACTTTACGTTCTGAAAATCATTCTGGAGGTGTTATGGCTCGTTCGCAAGTTGTCATTGCTAGGCTGCAGGAGCAGCAACTTCAAAACCCCGATCTTCCTCACTATGAGATCGACTTTACTTCCACGCTCTGGCCCCCCAAGCCCGATGACGTCAAGACTGCGGGTTACTGGAAGCTTGATGGCCGACGTGTTCCGAAAGGGACCGTTCCTACTGCTTTCGTCGTCAGCGGTCATGGCGGCAAGTTGAACGGGACTATTCTTCCGACTCGCTGGGTTCCGGCTTATCATTTTTCTCAGACCGTTCCCATCAAACCCCGTGCCCAGGTGAAACCTCATGCTTGAGGCCTTGTTGTTGTTCGTCGTGTTGTGTGGTGGTTGTGTCGTTGTTGACCTTTGGTCAATTTCTGTACCGCTGGCTTTGGGTTTTTCTGCGGCTTTGGCCTTGGGCTTTGGCCCGGCGCTGTGGCTCATGTTCCGGTGATTCCCGCCGTGGCTTATGCCAAGGCTTCGCATAATGGACCGGCTTATGT